ATGAGGCGCGCCGAGATGCTGTTGCTGAAGAGCCTGGCGGAAACACTGATGGCCGACCGGGACAACCGCCACGACGACTTGCAGGCGACCATGCGGCTGGCGCACCTGAGTTCGCCGGAGATGATCCTGTACATGGTCAACCGGGTGCTCGAGCTCGAAGAGAGCATCGAGCGGATCGCCGCGGTTCTCCAGAAACTCTCTGCGGACGAGCCGATGCCCCTAGAGGAAACGCCGCCCGAACCAGCCTTCGAACCGGCCCTGCAGTCCCGCGCCACCGAGACCGCGGAAACCTAGCGGCGGGCAGGCCGCTACACCAGCACCTGGCGAGTGCTGGCGATCAGCGCATGCACCTGTCGCTCCACCTGCTCCGCCACCGGCACTTCGGGCCCCCGCCCCTCCGGGCAGGGCAGGTTCGGCGTGGTGCCGAACAGCCGGCAGATCAGCGGACGTTCCTCATAGGCCTCGCAGCCGTTCGGTCCGAGATGGACGCAGTTCCACTCGGCCAGGGCGGCGTCGTGTTCGGCCTCGCTCTTCAGCGGCAGGCGGGCCATCTCTTCCGACGAGGCGGTAACCGGCCCGCAGCAATCGTGGCAGCCGGGCTTGCAGGCGAAGCCCGGTATCTGCAGGCGTAATTGGTCTATCTGGCGACCGATGCAACTCATGGGAAATCTCCTCGGCGGGGGAAGGATTGTACAGCGCGGACCGGAGCATTCCGAAAGTACCGGTAAGGATGCTCTCCAGCGAGCCGAATCGACCTGTTCAACCTGCGCTCTCTCCGTTCCCGGCCAGGGAAACAGCCCGGCTCCCTGTCCACCCGCCCGTCCACGGCTATCTGCCGTCACGCCGCTCCCGAGCGCGGTAGCCCCGAGACCGCACAGGGGCGGAACGACGTGGCATAATCCGGCGATCACCTTTCGGCGACCTATCGGCAGGGCCCGGGAAGACCCGGGCCTCGGGAGAAGCAATGACCTACGTTCTCTACGGCATCAAAGCCTGGGACGCACGATAGAATTTGCTTTTTCCTATATGCATCAAGTAGTTATGTCGAAAAATACCATCAAAAATCACTTCGCTTGAGAACATCCGCAAGCCAACAGAATCAAATGCTTACGGTAGCGTTTTGGAGGAAAAAAAGACCAAATCAGCGCTCTGCCTCGTAGACCGCCACGCCCTTCCCCACCGGAATCCACTTCTCCTCCGGATCACCTGGCCGACAGATGGCCACCTCTACCTCGGTGCTCTTCCCTTCTGCCGGCTCAGCCGGACGGATGGCCGCGTGCCGCAGCAAGTTATCCATGCCCGGCACGAACGTGCTCTCGGAGCAATGGAACGACCAAACCCCCGCCCGATTCGCATCGTTCACCTTCCGATCAAGCTTCAGCGTCCACCCTTTCTTGAGTCTCACCACCAGCACGGCCATGCTCCCATTCAAAATGGGCAGTCTACACGCCGCCCGCCTCCGGCAGCGGATACCTGGCCTTGATCTCCTCGACCTTGGCGTCATACGCTGAATAGTCCGGCGCACGACCAGCACGACGCGCATCAAACTCCTCCTCAAGGCGGATCGGGTCAGACTCTCGTCGATATGCCTCTCTCCGCAGTTCGAGAACTTCTTCCAGTTGGTCGTCCGGGTGAAATTCCAGGCGGGACACGTCGACGCCTGCCAGCAACGCAGCGGCGTCCAGGGTGCCGCTCCAGTTTTCAGAAAAGAAAACGCCATCAAGAAGCAGTCGTTTGCTCATGTCGCTGAACTCGCCGAGTTGATCGTTAGGATTGGCGCAGAGTGGATTCCAGTGTCTACGAGGCCGCTGAACCAGGCGGGACACGCCATCGCTACAACTGCGCTGGTAGTGGTATAGAAGTAGGGGAATCCGTTGTTGTAGCCGAGACCCTCTTGAATCGCTACGCGTATATGCAGCCAGCCCATGGCCGGGGTGATGACGTAGCCTGGCGACTGCTTAACGCCATTGACCCAAATGAGTATCGCGGCCGCGACAGCGGGACCGATATGCATGGTGCCGCTCTCAACGCGTACCCACATGGCCACTGTGCCCCACCTGTTCGAGCAGAATATCGCTCGGTTGTTATTGGTCATCGCCAGATAGCGGGTCGCACCGTCGGCTCCCGCCGAACCTGTTGTTGTCTGTGTTCCGGCTGTCATCAGAGATGCGAAAAACTCGACACCATACCGTGCGGAGTTTCCGACGCGGCCCATCGCCGCCATCAGACCCTGTACACGCTGATTAAGGGCGGCAGCGCTACCGCCGTTCGTGCTGTTGTTGAACGTGAACTTTCCGCCGTCGGTAAACGTGGCGCCATTCCATCCAGAACTGAATGCACTGTTTGAATAAGCGGAGGTGAACGTAGTAGCGAGCGGGTTGACCAGACCTGCATAGCGTCCAGCGTCGGGCATCACGTTTACGAACGGCATGTTCGGGTAGTCGTCATTTCCCAGAGCCGAAAGAGATGCTCGAGCGCCGGCGGCGGTTGCTGCTCCTGTTCCGCCAAGCGCCACCGGCACCGAGTCGCCGTCGGCGAACTCGCGGAGACTGCCGTAGCCGTTGCCGTCGTTCTGCAACTTCGTCGGTCGTACATCAGCCATTGAAAAGCACCTGCAGGTTGAGAGTTGCGCCGCCGGCGGTGTACGCCGGCAGTTGGCCGTCAGGGTTCATCGTGAGCCGCAGCATGGAGCCATCGGCGAGATACCCAGGAACGGCCGCGGGGATACGGACGTTCATCGGATAGGCCACCGCCACGCCCGCGCCGTTGGTGACGAACTGGTCGTAGCCGGTGCTGCGCCGGACGAAGTAGATCGCGTTCGGCTCCAGCGACGCGGGCAGTTGCGCCACGACTTTATGGGTCTGGAGCACGGCCATTACCAGGCCGCCCCGTTCCACTCAGCCGGAATAGGCTGCCCGCCGAATCGCACCAGGCCGCCGTCTTCGCTGAACTTGTCGAGCGTCGACTTGTTCGCGTGCGTGTGCGCCTGAGAAACGGCGGTGTCGATCTGCGCTGGCGTCGACGTCGGGCGCCCGTTGATCGCGTCCCAGTTGAGCTCGACGTCCATCGACTCATACTCGGCCACCTTCAGCCAGGCGCTGGTCGCAGGGTTCCATGCGTACAACGCAGCGCCGGATTCGACTGTCGGGTCGGCGGAAGCGTCTTGAACCAGAACGAATATCGCCGACTCCGGCTCCAGAGCGTCGCGCGCGGCGATATCCGCAACGAACAGGATCGGCGCGCCGGTTCCGGGTAGGCTGGACAGCACCTCGTTGATCAGCGCGTTGATCATCGCGCTGTTACCGATCGAGCGCGCCACTCCGGCGCTGTTCGTCAGGTAGGACTCCGAGTAGCTGCCGTTCTCGACGAAGTAGAACGAATCGGGTTCCAGCGTACCCGGCAGGGTCGCCACTTTGAAAAATCGAATCTGGGCCATGTCATCACCAATCAGTCGCGCCCCATTGGGCACCGTCTACGCCATCCCTCCCGGGAGGCCCTTGGTCACCCGCAACAACCACAAGCACATCGGCCGGCGGCGTCACGGTGACCGCGTATTCCTGCATCTCGCTGAGCACCAGCGGCTCGCAATCAACCTCGATCGCCAGCGCCCAGGGCTCGGCGGTGTCATCCATCGCACCCTCCCCCACGGCTCACAGTGATCGGACCGCTGTAGTAGCGGTGGATCGTGCCATCTGGGTATGTCACGTCCACGTCGTAGACCGCCGACGCCCATGCCAACGCCGCGGTATCGGAGGCCGATATCTCGCGCGAGATCGTTCCGGCGCCAGCGATTTCAAGGCCGGAGCCGAGCGCCAGCGTCATCAGCACAGTCCCGCCTGGCTCGGCGCGGATCTGCATCCGCACCTCGGCGCCAGTGAGGTCAACCGGTGGCTGGTAGATCAGTTGCCCGCCAACAGGCGCCAGCCCAACGGCTGACAGCAGGTTGATCTCGATCGTGTCGTCGTCGATGGATGCGATCCGGTGAGGCAATTGCCGGAGCCGAGCGCGGATCAGATCGGGCATACCCTGGACACCATCGATCCATGCCAGCCACGTGCCGGGCAATCCGTGCCCAGGGATGGTCAGCCGGACGGGAGCAGCCGGCGCGATCTGGGTGATCGGCCGGTAGACAAGGCTCGGTTGCATGATCCGCATCGTGTCGCGGAACGTCGCCCCTTTTTCAATGCGCAGGGGTACACAGGCCGGCGTCATGCGGCTTCTCCTTTGGAGGGATCAAACGTAGGAATAGAAAGCGCTGGGGTCGTTGCGTATAGCGTCGCCGGTGAGAGGGTTGTAGGAGCCCTTGCCCCACGCCTCCATCTCTAACGGGGAAAAGCCACTAACATCCACATCAACCTGACGCGATCCGTGGGGGCCATGCGGGGTGAGAGCCACTCCAGCAAACCGACGGTCTCTACCACGATAGAAAAAAAGGCCTAGAAGCTTGTTTGAGTATCTAAGCACCGGCCACGCAGATTGGTCGCTTATCGTCGACGGACGCCCCGGGAACAGCTCAATTGGTGACGACCAGTCCAATCCTTCCGCATAACTGTCGCCAACATCAGGAGTAAGCAGGTATATATCACCCAAGCTAATAGACTCCGAGCCACTCGCGACACTTTGACCAGTGATGCTGTCAGTCCATTGGATAGAACCAGGCCCATTAAGAACTCCGCTCGTAGAAAGCGAGTTGTACAGCGACTCTGAGGACCCGCCGGAAGAAGAGCTCAAGGTGTAGGAAAACGAAATATCTTCGGTCATGCTAAATGAGATGTGATCGCCAGAGATACCTGCCGAGCGCGACATCGTTGACACGATAGAAACTTCGAGCGTTATTAGTTCAAGGGAGCCAGACAATCCATACCACGCTCCAGCAGTTGACCTTGCGCGAAGTGATGCTGAAAACTCTCCGATTAGAACTCTATACACGTGAGGCGCCCACGGATGCCCCGGGTATGGCGGAGGTGGCGGCTCTCCACTGCTTTCATTGAACGGGCCGTCTGGGTCCTCCGGCGTCCCACGCCAAAAGCGGGTGTGGGTATTCGGGTCAACATCTGTTCGGCTGCTGTCGATAGTCTCGAATTGTATCTGCTCCCAAGGCGCAACCACGGACAGTTCCGCCTGAAAGCTGTTCGCGCCGCTCGCACTCACACGCAACTCAAGCATCCCACCAACACCAATGAATCCACTCCCAGCGGTCTCTTGGTATCTAGCCAGGTAGAGACGGCGTGTTCCGTCGTTATTTACATCCAGAACTTCGAAAGAGATACCGTCCGGCTTGACGGGCAATCCAAGGTCTGCCAGAGATATTGCATTACTACTGACCGTCCCAGAAAACCCTGTAAATCCATCCCGAAACAAACATCTAGCAGCTATTGTTTCGAAAAAAAAATTGTATTGAACGCTTACGCCGTATCGAATCGTGTAGCCACGAATAAATGCAGGCTGTAAGGAAACCCCGCCATAAGCTTCGGACAAATCCGTTCCACGCAAAATCGCTCGGTTTAGCCACTGCTCATCTGGATCATCGGTTTCCACTTCAGGGATAGGCATGCCTACGTCCCAAAGGGCCGTATTATTTGCGAGCCTGACAGGCGGCATCGTCATCGTGCGCCCGCTTGGTAACGTCAGGGTCGAATCAACGGCGTTGATTGGCTGTCGTATTAGGCCGTGCCATGGCCACCCCCATACCTGCGGAGCTTCATCGAGCGGGCTATTGGGGAACATCGTTCGCGTACTCCATCACCACTTCTGCGCCTAACGCGTCGGTCATGACGACCTTCTTCACGCTGCGATACCGGAGCCAGGCCAGGCCATCGCTGGTGGGGATTGTCTGCAGTTCGTAGTATTCGCGCTGGCCGGCATCTTCCTCGATCAGGGGGCTCGCAATACCGCCACCCCCACCGATCTGCTTGCCTGCGGGGTTGTAGTCCGCCCGCCCGCGCTTTACATCCAGGGCGCCGCGTGGATCGATCTTGCGCAGTGCGCGCGCCTGACGCTCCGGCTCGATCAGCCGGTTGAGCGCGGCGGTCAAGCCCTGGTCACCGCGGCGCTCCGCTTCGACCCGTTGGCCACCGGCGCGGCGGATCGCTTCGTTCCTCGCGCCGATGCCGCGGCGCTCGTCTGATAGAGCCATGCGCTATCTCCTACGCGTTCGGCACATCGCTGAACACAAGCATCGACAGAGTGAGTTCGTCAGCATCGAAATAGACGCGCGCCCACACTTCGCCGTTGAGGTCATTTGCATTGATCAAGAATCCATACGACTCCTGAACAGCCCACTGCCTGGTTGTGCCAACGATCGACATCCCTCCGGGCAATTCACCGGACGTAACTCTGATCTGCAGTTGCTGCCCGCTCGGACCCGCGGTCCTGATATTTAGGTCGAACTGTCGGGATGTGCTGGGATCGATTCCAATTGCGGCAGTGCCGAGCTCGGGAATTGCGAACAGACGGGCCTCAACAAATGAGTGTTGAGGCCCGAGAAGGAACTGGCCATCGGTGTTGACATGCAGCACCTCGCTCGGAGCGCTGCCACCGCCAGTCCCCTGCTTCACCCAATCCGCCGCAGAGGCCGTGCCCTTGGCAAGGTATTGGTCACCGTTTGTCGTGTTTACGTAATGAGCGCCCACGCTGGGCGGGGCCGAGGGTGGAGCGCCAGCACCGGACAGGACGTGCGTAACAGTTGCCATCAGTTGTTCTCCATGATCAGGTTGTTTCCGGCGCCATCGACGAGAACCGAACCGCTCGCATCGACCAGGGCTCCTTCGGGAGTGCCGCCCTCAAGGGCCGCGATTCGCGCTTGCAGTGCCATGAGATCGCCGGCCGTGACGGCTGCATAGATCGCCGACCCCGCCGGCCAGTTGCCGTCGGCGGTGGCTTCCTGGGCGCGCTCGATCGTCACCACCCCACCGGCGCGGGAGGTTGCTTTCACGATCTCATGCTGAGAGCCGGCAGCATCCGCCAGCGTCAACAGCACCCAGTTACCGCCAGAGAGCGGCAGCAGCGCGGCGGCAGCATCCGGCACCGTCAGGCTCAATTCGCCAGGCGAAAGGCCGGCGCTCAGCGTCGTCTTCCAGTTGTTGATCCAGGCTCTCGCCATCGCTACATCTCCAGTACGTCATCGGGCACGGATACCCGGTAGGTGGCCGAGATCTCAGGCGCATGCTCGTCCCTGTAGGTCTCCGGAATGTCTTTCGCGGTCAACGAGAAGCGCCGCGGGAACAGTTCGGCGCCGGGATCGCGATTGCTCCAGTTTCCTGAGAAACCATCCGCCTCATCGTCATACGCGGGACTGCCGTTGCGGCCTCCAAGCTGCGTCGAGAGCTGCCCCCCGCCCGACGGCGGGCTGACGGGATCTGACGAGCCAGCAGGAGGAACAAGGGGGTCTTCTGCGCCACCGCCGCCTCGCATCACAGCGATAGAGATCGTGGTCAGCGCGCTTCCGGATGCGAGGTCGAGCCGGTCGACAATGCGTCGACACTTGCCCACCGCGCGCGCGCCCTGATCATCGAGGCGGAGCGTATGTACAAGATCGATCGGCAGGACCATGGACGTCGGCACATCCCAGGTCACGGTCGTGCCGCGGTGCGCAGCAATGAGCGTCGTGGCGCCCTGGGCCAACAAGCAGTTCAGCGCGGACAAACGCCGGTTGCCATCCTTCTCGTCGTCGTGGCCGGTGCTGCCGCCGGTGATCGGGTCGCTTTCCCAGCGCTCGGCCTTGTCCGACTCGACCTCGAACGAGGCACGCTGCCGACCGACAATCGGACCGGTCGCCGCAACGCTCGGCTGAACCTCCATGACCAGCCGGTAGCGCTCTGTGACGGACTGCACCCAGCGCCGGCCAGCTATCCAATTTCCGCCGAGCAGCAGCTCGGTGAAGTCATTTCTCCATGCCGCCGGCGGATTGCAGTAGACGCCCGTGGGCGGCAGTGGATACCAGGTCGCATAGAACAACGTCTGACCGCTGCTCTCGGTCGCCGAGGTGATCATCTCGACATCTGGCAACTCGGTGTCGTCGCCGCGCCAGTTGCAAAACCCTGCCTCGCCAACAGCGTTACCCGTGCCGGGGTGCTGCCAACCATACGAGGCGTTCAACTGCCATAGCCGGCTGAATCGGTAGTCGCACTCGATCTCGACCCTGTTCGTCTGCGAGCTCAGGTCGGCCAACTCGACCGCAAGCGATCCGTATACCGTAGAGCCTTGGCCGAACTCGTAGGCAGGCGCCACCGAAAGCCATGACGTGACGCGGAGAGCACCATATGGCGAACAGTCCAAGCTCCCGGTTACGCTGGTCAAACGCTCCTGGGCGTAGTCCCACCGCGAGCGTCCATCGACCGGCTCGAACACATCTGCGGACCAGGCGCCGCCGACCAGGGCGTCGACGGCCGCAATCTCCATGGCCTCTACACGCTGCTGCAATTGGTCCGTGCAACTGACGTCCAGGACGCGCCGAACAGGATTCCAGGCTGGCTGTGTAACTCTCCCCGTAAACCGTCGCCCCTGACTCAGTTCACCCGCGGCCTCCGTTGCGTAGTCGATGGTTACGGTTCGACCGATCCAGTCCGTAGGGACAACAGGCCCGTCGCCGAGATAGATCGAAAAGGACGCGACGCCAGCCGCCCCCTCTTCACGATCGACCTCGATCTCCCCGGTCAGGAGCGGCGTAACGTCGTCATCGCCAATGCGCACGATTGGGCGCCATGTGAAAGCGTAGCCAGGGATGATCGGCTCAGGACCAGGCACAGCGGAGTGAGCGGCCGAGTTCAGCGCAGCGCTATTGAGCGGTCCACCGTTGAGCATCAGATTTCCTCAGCGACAATTTGCCAGGTCCGGCTGTTGTTCGAAGAATCAAGCGCCTCAGGAGGGATGGACGCGAAGACGTGGAACAGCGGCCACCACTCGACGCGGTAGAGTTGCGCGCCTGGGATCTCCGACACGGTTACCACCTGGCCGGCGGACGACACGTCCGTTCTGACCCACTCACGACCGACCAGCGCCAGCCCCCATGGACCGGCGTCCGGCCGAACCTCGCCCGGGATGGTGAATACTTGGTCGGGCAGTACGACCCGAGACGCCAAGCGACGCATTGCATCGCAGCTCCAGCGGGCTGTCGAAGTCGAGCCCAAGCATCCCCGTCCCGATCCATCCTGAGCCGCTGATGGTGATTGCCGTCTTGCGCCAGTGCGTCATCTGTACTGCCGCACCTCCGCTGAGCCTCAATCGCTCGACGCCGCCATCTACAGCCTGGTACTGACACTGCGGGGCGCCACCGTGTATCACGATCGGTACTCCCCCGAGCATCACGTTCGGAATGATCATTCCCAACTCCATAAAAAAGCCCGCGCGAGGCGGGCTTGGTCATTTTGGGCGCGTCCGCCCGAACTTCGAGGCGGCCTTGCGTATATCTCGGAGCGTGTCGTGTGTCCCGAAAACGGTGAAACCGGCATCGTCTCCACCTAGGTTGAGGGTCAGCGATCCCAGGTTTTGCATGGCTGCCGGCGGATTCGCCTGCTGAAGCGCCGCAGTAGGAATCTCGGGTATCTCGGGGAGAGTTCGTTGATACCTCTGCGACATCTGCAGCGACTGCACCGCGTTGAAGATGCGCTCTCCTCCGCGCATCATCATCAACTCCGGCCCACGCTCCCCAACCCACGCCATGCCAGGGGGAGCGCTCTGCGTACCAGTGGCAAACCCGGGTATCTTGGGGGTGATGCTGGGCACGCCCGGCAAGCCCATCTCCGGAGGCGGAACCAGCGTGATAGGTATCACGAGCTGTTCAGCCAGTCCGGCGGCGATGTCGGCGACCTGCTGCTTCAAGGTCTCCGCGCTTTCGAAGTCCATTCCGAACGATACCTCGACGTTTTGCACAGCCTTGATGCGCTCCTCGAGGTCGGCCAGGTTCAGGCGGTTGACGTCATCCGCAGCCTTGGCATTACCAGCCTCGACCTCTGCGGCCTTGTTGGCGATGCGCTCCACCTCCTTGGCCACGCCTTCGAAGCCGTAGCTGTTCGCGCCAGCGTCCTTCAGTTGCTGAAGGATCTGAAGCGCGCGGCGAGCCTCCTCGATCGCCTTTTGGTTGTTGCCAGCGGTCAGGGCGTTGCGAGCCGAGGCCTGGGCCGCAGTGGCATCACCGAAGGTCTGCGTTCCGGAGGTGGGCGTCGCCTGGATGCCCTTCACCAGATCGGCAAACTCCTTGCGGACATCTGCCTGCCGCGAAAGCGCGTCGTTGAGGTTCTTGGTGGACTGCTCAAGGAGGGCCTTGGTCCGAACAACCTCAGACTGGAGATCGGCGACGTTCTGTTCCCGAGCCCGCTTCAGAGCATCGTTCTGGCGCTTCACGATCTGCTCTTGTCGAGCCTTCTCGGCGGCGAGGGTGGCTGTGAGGCTACCCTCCCCGTTTTTTACCAGCGTATTCGCCGTGTTGATTCCCTTGGCAACATCGTTCAACTGGTTCGCAACCCAGTCGACGACGCCTGTTTCCTTCGCGCGACGCCCCCAGTACTTCTGGGTTTCGGAAAAGATCCGGTTCAGCCCCGCACCAATCTCCGGGGCAAACGACGCCATCTCCTCGCGGAGCTTCGGCAGTTCTTTCCGCAGCGCGATAACGATCTGCTCCGAGGTGAGCTCACCGGCGGCAGCCATCTCGCGAAGCCGGCCGACAGTCACCCCGAAGGAGTCCGCCAGGGCGCCAGCAATGCGATCCGAGGACTCCAGAACGGTATTGAACTCTTCGCCCCGCAGAACACCACTGGCGATGGCCTGGGAGAACTGGGTAATGACCGAGGCCGACTCCTCGGCAGATGCCCCACCGATTTTCAGGCCGAGCGATACCGCCTCTACGGTTTCCAGGGCGGCTCGCTGATCCATGCCCGCATCCCGGAGCGGGCGCTGCAACCGCGAATAAAGGCCGATGAGGTCGCCGACATCGCCCTGAACATCATCAGCGATACGGTCGAGTTCGATCTGCGCGGTGTTGAACTCTTCCTGCGAGCGGGTTGCCAGGCGAAGCCTGGAATCAAGCCGGCCAACAGTGTCGGCCCCGTTCGCTAGCTTCGCCGTTGCAGCGCCTACCGCGGCGGCGAGACCTGCAACCGCCAGTGCCGGGCCGCTCCCGCGGAGAGAGCCGATGCTCGACAGCCGCGAGCCGGCACCAAGCGAGTTGAGTTCGCTCTTGGTCTCCGTGATCTGCTTCTTGAGCGCCCGCTGCGCAACGGCAAGCTCCCTTGTGGATAGCGTTCCGCTGGACCGAAGCAAGCGATATTGCTGGTTCAACTGCCCGATGGCAGCCTGCAGTTCGCGCACCCTGGCGACTCCCAGGGTGCTACGCGCTTGCTCCAAGTTGTAGCGGCGCTGCTCGATCGCGCTCTGCTTGATCGCTGCGGCCTGTTGCCGGAGGCTGGTGGTGGCCGCATCATTCCGGCCAGCCTGGAGGTTTCGATCCAGCTCCCGCTGGAGCCGCTGCCGTTCGGATGTCAGGCTCCTCGTATCCAGCCCGGCCTGCTTCAACTCCCGGCGCATCGCGGAAAGCCGAGCTATCTGGACCGTCTCTGCCCGCTCCAAACTCCTCAAGTCCGAAATGGAGTCCCGGTAAGCCTGCTGCAATTCGCGGCTCGGCCTGATCGTCGATGCCAGTTCGTTGCCGAGCGTGCGGATCTGCTCGCGCGCCGAGCGCGCCTGGCGTTGCGTGTCCTCAAGGGTGCTTTCGAGAGCAGTGAAATCGTTTAAACGCCGAAGAGGTTGCGCGACCTGCCTGACCAGTTCGGCATATTCCTTGCGGAAGCCTGACACCTCGCGCAGCGCATCATCGAGGTCAGCGGTCAGCCGGATCTTTACGTCAGCCATTTCATTCAGCCTTCAACGCGGTCAAGAACAGCGACCAGGGATATTCAAGGACGTGGTGATGCCCAAGCCTCACCAGAACGCAGATGGCGCGCTCCAAACTCCTTATGGCTTGTCGCGGAGTTTCGAGAGACGGCCCAGCATTCCGAAAAAATGCGGGTTCACCTCTTTACATGCATCCCGCAACTTGGCGAGCTGGCTAGGCCGGAGATCGTTAATTTGGCTCTTCGTAACCGACGTCATCAGGCACAGATCGGAAAGCCTGATATCTTCGAAGAGAGCATTACTGACGAGATCTTGGTCACTGACCTCTTGCATTAGCTTTCGAACATCCGCAACGCTAAGTTCTCGCACGGTCAACTCAACGCCATCAATATCAACAACCCGACTTGCTGTGAATGTGGACATTTTCGACTCCATAAAAAAGAAAACCCCGCGAGTAGCGGGGTCGGCAACTGAAATAAAACAATCAGCAGCCAGAAGCGTCCCAAGACTGCTCACTTGTAAAGTCAGCCTCCCCAGGCTTTCTGACAACGTAGAAACCGGCGCCGTTGAAGATCAGCTCCCACTCCGGATCGGCAGAGCCATCTGAGCGGCCGAAGAACCCGGCCTTATTTACATAAGGAGGAGGCGAAGAACTGGTGTCACACTTACCATCAGAACTAATAGGTGGCTTAGGAGACTTCGGCGCCTTCTTAGCAATCTCAGGTATTGAGCCATTGTAAGCAAATACAACACAGCCAGAATCTAGTTCATTGGAGCCGATAACTTTGTACTCTTTAGACGAGAGCTTACTTGCGACTTCCCAGTCATACTTAAATCCGTACTGAACAGCGTCCCCGCTTCCGCCGGTTATGATCTTTTCCGCTTTACGTGCATTGCTGATAGTTATTGTCCCATCAGCTACGCAGACCTGCGCCCCGGTCTTATTTGTCATGGCCATCGCACGCGCATAATCGAGGCTCTTTTGCAAATCATTGCGCGCCGAGGCCATGCTATTGCCTTTTATGAGATTCACAAACGACGGAATGGCGAAAGCGACCATGACACCCAAAAGCACGACAATGACCATCAGCTCGACAAGGGTAAATCCGCGCGACCTAGAGTACATTTCAACCCCTCCCTAAATGCCGCCACTGTAGCACCACGCGGGCGAGCCCACATCCGGCGTCCCTGCCGGGCATGAACGGCGTCACACCGTCGCCAGTTCCTTCTTGATGTTGAAGTACTTCGATTTTCCAGCGCCGACCTTGGTCGGGTCCATCAGCACCTTGGCAGAGGCCTCGGCGGCCAGGAAGTCTTCGGTGTTGATCCAATCCTGCTGGCTTGACGGGTTCAGGCGGCACCGGAAATAGCGCGCCTGGATGCGACGCTGGGTACCAGCAGCGTTCTCTCCCTCGAAGAGGAATTCGAACGTCTTGCCGCTATTGGTCAGCGCCTCGATCACATCGACGGTGGCGGACTTGTAAGTCACCTTGATCGGCGTGGCCACAGAGATCGCCCCCCCTTCAACGATTTCGATGCCGGCGCCGGTCATGTTCCAGTCGTCGAACTCTTCGTAGGTCGTAGTGCCGTCATCGCTCTTCACGCTGGTGATCTCCAGCGGCATGAAGTCGAGCGCGATCGTGCCTCCCGGAACGGCGGTGTGCGCTTCATCGGTATGGGTGGCAGAAGGAACGTTGGTGGCGCCCCCCCACACCAAGGCAGCCAGGATGCTGGTCTTGAGTTCTCGGAAGTTGATCGACAACCCGACCGAAGTGATGCGCGAAACGGCATCGTACTCACCACCCTGCGGGGTGGTGGTATCCGGCAGAGTGATCTCGTTGGTCTCGATGGTCTGCTGGATAGTGGACACCAGGCCAGCGAACTGGAAGGGTGCGGTGGCGCCAGACTCGCGGATCTTGAAGGGTCCGCCGATCACATACGTCTCTTTCTCGATAGCCATATCAGGCCTCCTTCTTGATCACGCCTTCGCGGCGCAGGAATTCAACCTGGTCAGGGCTGACGTTGATCTTTTCGCCGGCCGCCTTCTCCTCGCCCTGGTGCCAATGCACCTTTGCCAGGGTGACCTCGACGGCTTTGTTCAGCGCAGCCGGAGGCGCGGCGTCGACCGTGGCCGGCACCTGGGGATCGCTCTTCATGGGTTACCCCTCGATGATGGTTTTCAGATAGACAGGGATTCGAATCACGGCAGCGGCCACTCCATCACCCGGCGGGTACGGCTCAGGCGGCCCCAACGTCAGCCCGGTAATGCCGCGCTCTCGGGGCAGCCAGCGCAGGAACTGCCCCTTGGGGGCAGGCATCAGGCACGCCAAAAGGTCTAGCTGTAGGTCCTCCAGGGCCTCCTCATAGTGGTCATACCCACCTTGCACCGCGCCTACCACGTCGAAGCCGCGATGGAAGCGAACGGCGGCATCAAGATGCTCCGGCGGCTGCTCCTTGCCGGGCTGGACGACAATCAGCGGAAAGCCCTCATGCCGCTCCTTGACCAGCTCGTTAAACCACCCAGAGAGCACGCGAGTGCCCGCGTCCGTCCGGTATCCCTGGTTTGGCGTGATGGTTTGCAGGCGCGCCAGCAAGGCCAAGCGACCGATCGTGAGCACGTTCGGCTTCATGCTTCCTCCTCGATCGTTGCTGCCGTCAGCAACCAACCGTCGTTCGCAATGAGCTTTTCCACGAGATATCGCGACGACCCGATGACGAATAGGTCACCGCGTGATGCTGTGGGAACGTCCTTCGCCAGCCAACTGATCCCAACCTTGTCCGTGATGAAAACCCCATCAGGCCCGTCGTAGCTCAGGTTTCGGTCGACCTGCAGCGGTATCCCCTTGATCGGGGGGCGACCGATGCCGCGGAACTCTCCCACGGCATCAGATAACCGCTGTTGCCCACACTCGTGGAGCCGTTGGATCAGCCGGCCAAAACGGCCCGGCGCGCTCATTGCTGGATCAGCATCGCCGACGCGAAGCCGTCAACGGTGGGTTCGGTGATCTTGCCGAACGCCACCGAGTCGGCAGTGGCAGCAGCTACCAGTTCCCCATTGAGCACGCTGCACTTGGCACCCTGGGTCAGGCCGGCGGCAGCAGGCAGGCTCCAGACGCCGCCAGTTTTTCCGGCGAACGGCTCGCCCGCGGCGGCATCTACCAGCGGCACCACCACCAGGTCTCCGATCACCGCCGGCACGCCAGATTGAACGCCGCCAGCAGGCGCGATGAGAGTCAGGACGTTGCCGTCCTCCACATAGTTCTTCGCCATGGTTGATTCTCCTAATGGCAGAAACAGAAAGCCCCGCTAGATGCGGGGCTCGGGAGTTGGCACCGATCAGGCGCCGTTGGATTTCTGCAGGCCACGGAAGTCCAGCGGCGCCACGCCGGCGTCGATGCGGACCTTGCTGGCCACGCCGTCGACAGTGAAGCCTTCCTGTTGCTCCAGGTACGGAGTATCGACGCCGTCCAGGTAGGCCACCTCGATGGTGTCAGAGCCTTTCTTGGCAGCCATGTACCAGGCGGTCGCCGAGGAATCGTCCAGGCGCGGCTCGCCGATCACCTGCGCGAATGCGCGAATCGGGTTGACGATGCCGCTATTGACGTCGGCGCCCGGCACGGACTCGGAGTTGATGATCTGGTTGGCCTTGTCCTCGAGTGCCACCGGAGTCAGAACGAAGCCCGGACGGATGTTGAGGGTGCGCCCCTTGCCCTTCTCTACCTGGGCTTTCTGGGTGGCCATCTGGGTCTTGGCCTTGCTCAGGCTGTCGATGGAAAGCGCCGAAGCCGCACCAGTGAGCAGGTTGCTGTGGTCGGCATGGAAGAGAGTCTTGCCATCGCTCATCGCCGGGTTACCGGTCAGAACCGCATAGACCAGGTCGCCGATGGTGGCCTTGGCAGCCTGGCCCAGCTTGAACGGGATATCCGAGAGCATCTGCAGGTCGTCGTTGATGATCGCCTGACGGGTGATGCTGAACAGCTCTCCGTAGGTGGCCAGGATGATCTGTTCGCCGCGCTCGCCGATGGTGACGTACTTGTACTCGGCGCCCTCACGCACTTGGCGCAGCGAGGAAAACTCGCCCAGCCCGACGCGGCGCGCCGGCTTGAAGTCAGTGAGAATGCCGGACTTGGTCCACAGCGGGAAGGTTTCTTCGGCCTCTTCCCAGCCAGCCAGCACCGACTTGTTGGCGACATCCAGAAGGATCAGGCCGAAGTCGCTGGAAGTGTGGGTGAAAGCCAAGCCGACCATTTGCGGCGCGTTGAGCGAGGCCACACCGATCCCACGATCGACCAGCGAGGCGCGGGCCAGTTCGCGGAGCGTCATGCCGTTGTACGCGTTGTCAGCCTGGCGCTCGCCTCGACCGATGCGGGCCAGCACGCTCGCGCGCACCGAGTCGCCCACCAGGTTGCCGTTGCCGGCATGGATGTGGGCCCCGCCACTCAGGGCGGCAGCCGGCTGGGTGTCGGCGCCAATGGCAGCCAGCAGCTTCTCGCGCGCCTGGTCGACGGTGATGTTCATGTCGTTCAAGCAGGTGGCGAGCAGTTCGGCGTGCCCAGTGGAAAACGCGCCGAAGGCAGTAGTGATTGCGCTGCGGCGACCAGATTCCTCGGCGAGGATGCGGGCGCGAATATCGGCCTCGGTTGGGGCAGCGGCCACGGGAGCCGCCGGCGCGGCCGGTGCCGGAGTCGGCGCGGGAGTGTTGGCCGGCGCGGCGGGGGTCTGGGCGCGCGGGGCCAGTAGAGTTTTCAGAGCTTCGGGCATGTGGGCGAACTCCTGCATGCGTTTGGAGGAAAGGTGAGCGGCCGCTTGCAGCGGCTCAGTGAGCTGGTCGGCGAAGCCGGCAGCGACGGCCTCTCGGCCATTCATCCAGGTCTCCTCCTTGAGGAGCGCCTTGATGTCGTCGGCGGACTTCCCGGTCTTGTTGGCATAGGCCATGACCAGGGTGTCCTCGACCTTGTCGAGCAGTTCGGCATAGCGGCGCATGTCGTCCGCATCGCCGCCCTGGATGCCCCAGGGCTTATGCACCATCATCATGGCGTTCTCGGGCATGTAGATGGTGTCGCCGGCCATGGCGATGACCGAGGCCATCGAGGCAGCCAAGCCATCGATGTACACGTCGACGCTGGCCGGGTGGTTGCGCAGTAGGTTATAGATCGCCGTCCCCTCGAAGACGTCGCCGCCCGGGGAGTGGATGTGCAGGTTGATCTTGGTCAGGTCGCCCATTGCCTTGAGGTCTCGAGCGAACTGCAGCGCGGTGATGCCCCAGACGCCGATCTCGTCGTACAACAACACCTCGGCGACGCCGCGACCGGCAGCCTTAATGCTGTACCAGGACTCATGCGGGGCGTTGGCCTCAGTCAGCGCCGCCGCCATCGGCAGCATCAGGCTTTTATGGATCAGGGTTTGATGGCTGCCCATCGGCGCCTCCATTGTTGCTCTCGTTGGGGAAATCCGGGCCAGGCACGGGTAGGCCGGCGCCGTATCTGTTGACGAGTTCGCGAGCCTCGTCGGCGGTAAGCATCTTCCCGACGCCCTGGTACACCTTCTGCACCGCCTCAACTGGGTCCATCCCGGACTTGACGAATTGGTGGTAGGCATCCGAACTGAAGACCAGGCCGGCCGCCCGGTTCGCCTTGATCTCCGTCTCACGCGACTTCTTCAGCTCGCGCGGATCTCGACCACGGGCGCGGGCAACTTCCGCCTCATCGGCGAAGCCAGCCTTGACCAGCAACTCCCATGCGTTGGCCTCATGCATCGGGTTAATCCATGGCATGACCGGCCCCTGGTAGACCGCCGCGTAGAGAGTGCGGTGATCAACATCGGCGGGCAGGCGTTCCTTCCGAGCCAACAGGTACATCTGCAGCCAGGCCCGATAGACCGGCCGGCACCAGTAGTCGATGAACTCGTGCTGCAGCAGGTCGTAGCCCAGCCAGCCCTCGACCAGTTCCTGGCGCTGCGCCGAGTAGGTGCCGTCGTAGGCCCTAGACACCGAGGAGTAGGTGCTGCGGGTGCCGGCCCCGATCATCCGCAGTTGGCCGTTGCGGAAACCTTCAAGGAAGGGGTTCGGCCGGTTGCTCTCGATCATCCCAACGTCTTCGCCTGGCTCGAGGTCGTCGAAGACCATGCCGGGGGCGATGGGGATCGTTCGGTTCTTCCGGTCCTTCCCGGGCTCCGCCGTGTAGCTGTCGGGGTTGCCCTTCTTGATATACATCGCCAGGGCAGCACTGATGCGCGCCGCCACCCGCTCGCTCTCCTCGTAGTCCTTCAAGTCGGCAAGGCGGATAAGCACTGCGTGCAACATCGGCACGCCTCGGTTCTGGCCGATCCGCTTGCGGTAGGCGATGTGGATGATCCGTTCCGCTTCGACGCGCTTCACCGCCAGGCTGCCGCCCAGCGTCTGCAGGTTGCCGGGGTGATCCTTGAGGAGGTGATAGGCCCTTTTCCGGCGCCAGGTGTCACGCTCGATACCCTGAACAATACCCTTCGACAGGTTGTTGTAGCTGAAGGGCAAGTAGTCGGGCTCCAGCAGCTCCAGGGCGAAAGGCACCGACGTGGCGAACGTGTAGTTCGGGACTCGTCCCATCAGCTTCTGCGCCAGTCCCTCGCCATCGCGCAGCCAGGTGCGGCACATCAGCCGCTCTACCTGGGGCCTCGTCAGCTCACCAGAGGTCTCCGGCGAGAGTGACCACTCGGCCCACGCGCTGCGGATCTCCATGGCCAACTCGGCATGCACCGAGCCATCCAGGCGCAGCGGCAGCGGTTCCACGCCGATACCACTGCCGCCCACCACCCTCTCCTCGAGGCGATCGAGCAGGCCGGTAACCAGATCGTGATCTTCGTCCAGTTTCCGGCACTGCTCTCGCATAGAGACCGCAGACTTCTGTAGCGAGGTGTCGGCGCCCAGCGGCTGACGCTTGGCCTTGTGGGTTCGCCCTGGCCTGGCAGCCTCATACGCCTGGATTGCCTCGCGAGCGGCCAAGCGCCGAGCCACCAGCTCGGGGGCCAAGGGTTCCAGTAGTCGATCGATCAGGTTCATCAGCAGAACTCCGCCAGTGCCGGGCCAGGACGGCGACCGGCGGCGCGGTCCCGCTCTGCGGCTGCGCGGCGCTCCCACTCCTGGCGTCCGGCGCGGATCTTCTCGATATCCTCCATGGTGTGGGTGCGTCCGTTGAAGATCACTGTCCGCCCTTCCAGCACGGCGGCCTCGGCCTCCAGGTATTTGTCGAGCATCTGCTGCGCTGTCAGAGCCATGGTCCGCTTCCAGTGTTGAGCCAGCCCTGTGAGGTGCTGGCATGGTTATCGTTCGAAGGTTGCTGTTGGGCGACCGGCTCCGGCACGGGATCAACGCGCACGCGCTCCAACTGGTCGAGGTCAAGGCCGAAGCGCTGCTGGCTGATGCGCAGCGCGGCAAGGGCGTACACGAAGCAATCCAGCGCCTCATTGCGGCGCCCGCCGGAGTCCCATCGCAGGACGCGAACACCCTTCGCCATCACCGACTTTTTCTTCTCGGCGGTGATCTGCTTCAGTTCGTCTTCGTCGCAGATGTCGCTGTCGATCGGGAAGTGCACACAGCCCGGCGTCGGTTGCCACGGGATGGGCACATCAATGCGCAGGCGGCTGTAGATCAGTTCCTTCGCGTTGTCGGTGCCAAGTTCGGTTTTGTAGACCTTGCGCTTGCGGCGCTTCGGGAAGTTGGCGATTGGCTTGCCGTATGTGCTGGCCCCGAAAGTCGGAACCACCCAGTGCACGCCATGCTTGATGCTCTCGGCCTCTACTTCATCCGCATAGTGGCCGCCAGCATCCCAGCACCAACGCTCGACACGCATTGGAACGCCATCAGCCCGAGTGAACTGCCGATGAATTTCCAAGCCCACCTTGCGCCGCAGCTCCTCGCTGGCCGGATCGCCGGTCAGAATGAAACGGTGAACAAGCCATGCCTCCTCGCCCAGGCCGAAAGCCCAAACACGGCCCTCGTAGCGGTCGTCCTGGGTGTCGATTCCGCCCATCAGGACAAGCGCTTGCGGCGGCACCTTCGGGTAGTTCTCGCGGCGGGCATAGAGCGTCTGCCACTCCACCCGCTCTCCCTCGTCCTCAACCCATACCTCGCCGAGGATGGTGTTGGTGAAGGTCTTCAGCTTCTCGCGATCACCCTTGACCTTCAGCCATTCGTCGATCAGGTCAAGCCAACTGGTCCACGTGCTGTACACGGCCCAGCAGTAGAAGGCGACGGAACGCGGCGTCCTTATCGGCTGGTCATCCGGGCCGAACCACTCCATAGCGTCCCGCGTCCAGATCCCCGAAACTTCGCACTTCCAGCGGCCTCGCTCGGAGGCAACCACCATTTCGTGGTGCTCAAACGTCCCGCTGCACTGCTCGTTCTCGCAGGCGTACCAAGCTGAAGCAGCCTCGCCTAGCTCGTTTGCGATGTACTTCACCCCAAAGGCGCAATCTTTACCGCCCCACTTCAGCGTCTGCTCATGCCCACAGTGCGGGCATGGGATGTAGTACCGCAGGCGACGCGGAGACTCATCGGCAGCCTTCGTGATCTGGCATTGGCCCTCGGTACCAGGCGTCGAACCACGAATGGACTTCGGGTAAACCGCACCGCGCAGGCGTTGGTCGCCAAGGAACGTCGGGGAACCTTCACCTTCAATATCGGCGTCGAACTTCGACAGCTCGTCATAGATCACCTCGTCGGCAGATCTCTCGCGGTAGTTGCGAGCAGCCTTGCCGCCGAGAGTCCAAAGGGTCCGCCGGTTTGCAAACACCTTGGTGTCGAGCGTGTTGTCGCTATGCTTGCGGCCATACCATGGGGCCAGCGCCAGCAGCACCGGCACATCGCGAATCAGACCATTAACGTGGCTCTTGCTGATTCCCTCGGCGTCTGGGTCAGTCGGGCTCCACATCAGCACATTACGGCGCTTGTGCTGAATCTTGTAGCCTATGTTGGCCATCAGCATTTTCGTGTAGCCGATGCGTGCCGACTTCACGAAGTTTACGACCCGAATCAGGTCGTTACCCATGGCGTTCAGGATGGCGACCTGAAATGGCGCCGTCTTCCACTTGCCCTCGTTGTACGAGGATTCCGCCGACATGTAGAAACCGTCGTCGGGATCTTCCGCCCACTCCACCGCCGTCATCGGCGGCGACTTGTACAGCCCCTGCAAACCTAGATCGACCGCTTTCCGTAGGTCATTCATCCAGGGTGGCAGAGTACTCATCAAGGATTTCCGGTAGGTCTTCGGCAAACTCCACGGCCAGATTTCGGGCCAGCGCTATCTCGCGCTCAAAGGCCTCCAGCACCAACGGCGGTGTATCGGGCATTTGGCTGCGGACCGTCTTGCAGACCGTCTCCAGTTTCGAGCCGATCTTGGACGCGATCCTGGCAAGAGCGAAGGTGGCGAACGGAGTCGGAACAAGGGTCTTCGCTTGGACCTGGTTCTTCTGCTCCTGGGCGTCAGCCTGAGCAGTCGTCAGTCGCAGGCGCTCCTGTAGCAATTTCTTTTCAGCGAGCGGGTCGAGACCTTCCGCATCTAGGCCCTCAGGTTGTTGTTTCTGGGTCGCATGATCGAGGCGATTCTGTAGCACCGCCTGGGCGGTATAGAACACCTCGCGGCCGATCTTGGCGGCAGGCTCAACGCCCCATTTATCAAAGGCTTGCGGAGAAATCCCGAGGCTCGCGGCCATCTCGGACTTGTTCAGCCACCCGCGCTTTTTTTGGAGGTCTTCTGTGCTCATGACAAAACAACAACCAACCTCCGAAAAAAGGTCATACATATTTGGCGCGCGGGGATCGAATTACCCTCTGACGGGGGCACCCCGGGGAGGACCCGCGACGCACCACTTTGGTGCATCAGTCAGCGCCTCGCAGCGAACCGAGCAGCAACGCCGCGCATCGCCACCTCGAACTCCCGCGGCAGGTTCTCGTCGGCGTACTGCTGCGCGATCTCGAAGAAGCTCAGCCGGCGGCGGTACGAAGGGCGAGACACGAAGGCCATGATGACCGAGACAGCATCCCGGCCTCGGCCTGTGCGCTCAGCAATGCCTATGGGCTGGCCCTTACGGGTCATGACGAAGTAGCGGCGTGCATTACCCTTCGCCCTGCTCCGTCTGCTATCGGTCGCGTTCGCGTTGTACCCGGCCTGGCTGAAGCCGCGGATGCCGCTCAATGCCTTGGTGACCTGGCCGCGCCTGATGTTCCCGTAGCGATCCAGGTCCGCGCCGGCGCCGGGCACCACGTACTTGCCTTCTGGGAGTATCCCCTTGGCCCTGAGCTGAAGTTCGGCCGGCTTGTTCCGACGCGGGCCACCGTAGACCTCGGGGGCAATCCACACCGATGCAGGCTGCGCACCGTCCGCTTCGTCCTTGAACCAAACCCGCGCTTCCAGCCGGTCTTTCCTGGCTGGCACCATGCGCAGGCTGTTCAGGGTGTACGGGGTCGGGCGGTCGAACACGACACGCATCTCATCGCGCAATCGATCCATCAGGCCTTGCGCGGTCCGCGTAAGCGCAGTGGCTGTCGCGTAAGGAATCTGCCGCTGCTCAAGCTCGGTCAGGTCGCCGAGCTGCTGCTGGAACCCTTCCGGCTTGATGCTGATCATCTTCTGCAATACCTCGGCAGGCCGGCGATGTGCTTACGCAACGCCTCAATCATCAGTTCGCGTCGCTCGACTCCGGCTCGGAGATCAGAAACAACTTGTCCATCAGCGGCAGCAAGGACGGCTCTTCCTGCATCAGCGCTGCCGGAGGCTCCGGGAGCCTGGTGCACTCCGTCTGCGGGGCAGCGGGCTTTGACGTACACGACGCGAGCACCAGTGCCGATAGCATCGCGGCGCAATTGGTTTTCTTCATGGGAGGCCTGTAGTGCTGCTTGGTAGGTTCGGGCCAGGGCATCGGTCTGGACCTGCGCTTGGTTGTCGCGCTGGGCCTGCTGGGCCATGGCGGTGATCGTCTCGGCGGATTGCTCGACGGCGGCCTGCAGGTCATCACGCTGGGCGGTCACGTGATCGAGGCGCCAGAACACAAGCGCGCCTACCAGGGCGACCACCAACCAGGGCCGCCAGGTCACTGGTCGATCCTCCGACCAACCTTGAACATGAACGTCTGCTCTTGATCGAGCATCGAGTTGACGATGCCCTCAATGACCGAGAGCAGGGAGACGACCAGCTCAAGCGGCGCCCACTTTGCGAACGCTAGCGGGCAATCGCTATCGACATCCCCTAGCCACATCGGAATGCCGTAATAGCTCCCGTGGTGCGAGGCTCCGATGCGTCGCGCCTCAGCTTTCGTCGTGAACCCGAGCATCATTCCCCCTTGAGCGCAGCACGCGCCCACTCGAGGCGAGCCGCACGGTCATCTGCGCCGTTGTAGCCACTGTTGATCTTGAGGGTGATCCGCTCGAAGCGACCCTGGTCGGCCAGTTCGTTTAAACCCCTCGACTTCCACCACCATGCCGACGCGATGGCAGCCCAGGTCCGTTGCTCGAGCAGTTCCGGTTGCGCCACCAGTGGCAGCGCCAGGGCGCGGGCGGCTTCGGCGTAGTTGTCGTGGCCCGTAATCATGATCAGGCCGCGGCCCCGGTATCGATACCCATCGCCCGTATCCGGCGACCCATTGCCCATTCTGTTGGCATAGACGCGGTTCGCGATGCGCTCTGGCTTGCGGGCGTACTGCTTAGCCTCGGTCGCCGTGAACCGTTTCGGCCACGTCTTGAGCAGCCCCTCGGCGGAGTAGTTCAGGTTCTCGACCAGGCGCTTGAGGCTCTGGCTTTCGTGCCCGACCTGGGCGAGAAACATCGCCACACGCTCGGGCGTGTTGATCTCGAACCGGGCCATGGCGCCGTTGATGTGGTCAATCCAGATGTCGGCAGTAGCAGCACCGCAGCCGGTAGCGCGGTCGAGTTGATCTGCGGTGATCTTCATTCGCCAGACCCTCGACGCGGCAGCTTGATCCCGGCGTAGCGGTCGGCCAGGTCACGGATCTTCTCGACGCCCAGGAAGCCGATCCAGCCACCAATGAAGGTGGCCATGCTCTGCGGCACGCCGAAGAACTCGAAGCCGCTGATGATTGTCAGCGCCAGCCCGCCGCACAGCGCACCCTCCAAGAGAGCCTGCCGGCGAGTGCCGCCGCCGTAGATGATCCTGGCCATAGCCATGGCCCACGACAGCAGGGAGGCGTAGATGATCGGCGCATGCTGGCTCAGCCAGGCGAGCAGAGCCGCCCAAGTGTCGGGTTTGTCAGGCATCTTCATCGTCTCGATTCCCCTCGCCGGGGCGGAAATGAAAAAGCCCAGCTCGAAGGCTGGGCCGGGAATGGGTGCAGGTACGGCCTTTCAAGGGGGCCGCGCGCCCCGCAGCGCAATGCGCCACCTGCAGAAACGAAAAAGCCCAGCTCGAAGGCTGGGCTCTTTGTTGCTCGATCCTCAAAACGCGCAAGATCGGCAGGATGGGATAAATATTGATGGAGTGATGACAGCAAGTCAAGGCCTATGCCGCATCCTTGGCCAGCAAGCCCTCCGCGTTGAGGATCTGCTCCGCCGCCACCAACGCCTCGTCGACCATTTCGTCGAGAACGCGATGAATCTTCCTGCGCCACTCACGCCGAGTCGACTCGGGCTTCCCATCGAGATCCCATGTGTTCATGTCGTAGAACTCATCCGGCAGGACGATCATTCCAGACGATCGAGCCATAAGGCGCTTCCGCTTCACTCGCTCTGCCTCCAGCGCGGCGCGCACGGCCCTGGCCTGCTTTTCTGGTGATCCGTCCACTGGGATTTCGACAGAGACGGTTTTCCGCAGCGCCGGCTGGACGCCCTTCAGTTTCGGAATCGCCCAAGTCGTTATGGCCTTGTAGAGGAAAAGAGCAGGAGCCGGCGTTGCGACCACCGACCGCAGAAGAGAGATCGCCTGAACTTTCTTAGCCTGGTGAGTGCTGTACTTCGCCACCAGCGCCGCCCAGTGGCGCGGAATGAGCTGGTCATGCAATCGAGCATGCACCCAGCAATCGATTTGCTGCCTGAGATCAGCGGATACCATCACCCCGCCACGACGACCAGGCTCGCCGGCCTGATAGAGCTTTTGCCATGCCTGCTTGCTTGTGTTGTCCATGCAGTCTGCTGCCAGCGCCGAAACGACCGCACTTGAAACGCTTTCGTAAATCATCGTCCTCTCCTCCAGCGCGCGTAGCGCCAATGGCTGGTCAATCCCCTCGAAAGTGAGCGCCGCCAGCACCCTTCCGGTTGTTCTCTTCTCGCGCCAGCCTGCTCGCCTGGCGTCGCTGCTCTTCCAGCAGCCGCTTTACCCACATCCGCAGTTGCACAACCGCATCTCGCTGCTCCAGCGCCAGCCCCGTCACGCCATCGACGAACCCCGCCGCTCCACAAGCGGCGCAATCGATCTCGTGGAACACGCCACGGCTGTACCCTTTTCCGTGGCAAACGGGGCACTGAGCGAGCAGGCGTGGCTTGGTCGTCAGATCTGGACCATGTGTCTTTTTCATGCCAGCGCCTCGATGGTCACCAGAACCTCGCCCCCAGCTTTCACCTCCCCTCGAACAATCCGCAGGTCATCTACCAGGCCGTCGTCATCCCAGGCGCCAGCCTTGGTCAACGAGTCAAGGAGCCCCTTGAGGAGATTGTCGAGGTCGCGCTTTCGCCGATCTGGCGGGGATGCATGGATAACAACCCGAACAGGCCCGGCCGTCCTCCTGATGCCTTGTGCAAGGCAGTGCTGCAATACCGATCGGCGATAACTCCTGCCGCGCTCGCTAATCAGCGTTCCGGACTGCGTGTTCCGGTAGTAGGTGTTGTTGCTGGGCGGCCAGGGAAGGCGAATCGAGATCATGCTTCCACCTCGCCACCGTCTAGCCATGCGAGGAACCCCGCCGGTATGTCGTGCCCCTCCTCCGCCAAGATCGAGGCGCATTTCGAAAGCAGTTCCGATTGGGTTCCGTACTCAGCCTCAAAGCGCGCCTTGTACGGGTGAACGGCGACCCCGGTGAAGCCCGCACCGCCGTAGCCGTTTTGATGATGCCCAGCGCACAGCGGCAGCACATACCAATGCGCATGGGGCTTCGTCCTGCCGTCGACGTGGTGAATGCTGCAATAGGTGTTCACGATCCCCATGGACACCCGACATGCGATGCACCCCACATGGCGCGCCAGCAGGTCGTGCCAGCGCTTCTGCTCCGAAGTAACGGCCCGCCCCTTCACGCGACCTCCAGCGGATAGGTGATCTGGTGATGGCGCTCGCAAACACCGCACGCCTCCTTCGCAGTCGCAACCGGGGTGCAAATGAATTCACCCTGTACGCTGGCCCGGTAGTGAGCCTCACCGGCGACCAGGAGCTTGCAGACCTTGTAGGGTGGCTGGGTATCGCTAACCATCAGATAGTCGTTGAGTACGCTCCACTTCATGAGCGATCTCCTCCTTTGAGTTGCTTTCGAAGCTGCGCAAGCGCAGCAATTCCAACGGATTGGGTTCGCGGCTTCTGGTGGGTGACCTCTCCCTCCGGAACCTTCCCGAGCGCCTCGCCGCGCGCCAGCTTCTTGATGATCTGTCGGTACGAGATCTCCAGCGCCGCCAGCCCATCCTTTCTTGCCAGAGCCTGCAGCCGGCTGAATCCAGCGCCAGCGGCTGCCCAATACACCGCAGGGCAACTCCATTTCGCTGCTCCGACCATTGCCGGGTGGGTGTTGGCAAGCGCCTCGCGATATGCGTCATCAAGGGATGGCAGGCCGAAGACCTCAGGAGCCCAGCACCAGGCGCAGAACTGGCCGGCAGACGGAACAAGCGGCCTTGCCTGCGCGCTCAACGCTCTTACCCCGGCCTGCAGTTGCTCGCGGCGCGTAACCTCTTGCCGGACGATCTCTGCCAGCCACTCCGCCTTCGCAGCGTTCTCGACCTCATCGCTTGGCCAGGAACTTCGCCATCCAGGGCAGATCGCCTTGATCCGCAAGAACAGCCGGTCGACCTCGCCTCTCGTCTGGGGATCGACCTTCACCGCCGGCTGGGACAAGGGGCGCAGCCCAGCGCCCTGATTCACATGCGCCAGCACAGCACCGACCGATTGAGGTTCGAACTGCCTGCGGGTCATAGCTGCACCTGATCAGTCCAATCAGTCGACGGCGCGGAACCGGCTGTTGCCCACTTCGTCCGGTAAGCGCCAGCCTTGGCCAGTAGCAACCCGAACTCATGGCAACTGTCGACCAGGAACTTGTCATCCAGCCCGACGAAGAACGCCGCCACCGCCGGAGCCTCGCCGCCGAGGGCGGCCACCAGTTGCTTCACCTGGGAATTGACCTTTGCATTCCGCACCGGCTGAACACTCCAGCGCGCCTCGTAGGCGGCCCGGTACGCTGCCCACACACTCCGGCAAGCCTCCTGCAGCGCTTCGCCAGCCGCCGGCCCGGAACGGGTCGGCAAAGGTGACGGTTCTCCTGATGGTTCCCTTGTAGGTTCTATTACGGTTCTGGGTGCAGCATCTGCGGGGGTGGGGTGCAGATCCTGCGGGGGTGGGGGTGCAGCATCTGCGGGGGTGGGTGCAGATGCTGCGGGGGTGCATTTCCTGCGGGGGTGAACCTTCTGCGGGGGTGCAAATGCTGCGGGGGTTACGGTGAACATCGTCGAGCGCCCCTGGCGCGCTTCAATGCTCAGCGCCTTGCACTCGTTCAGCACCTTGATGGCCTGCTGCACGGCACGTTCGGACAGACAGGTGCGCTCGGCGATCTTCGCCACCGAAGGCCAGCACACGCCCTCATCGTTCGCGTTGTCCGCCAGGCTGATCAGCACAGCCTTCTGCGCCGGCGTCAAACCCTGGAGCGGCCAGCAGGCCGACATGATGATCGTGCTCACTGGCTCACCTCCGGCGACACATTTTTTTGATTCGTGATTTCGTGTCGCGACACGCTACCGAGGATCACAGCTTGCCCTCCTCGATCTTCCGCGCCAGCACCGACAGCCCCTTGGCAGTGATGCGTACCTGGCTCGCCGCACGCTCGTCGCCCTGATCGTCACGACCGAGAACCGTAACCTTGTGCATGATCCAGCCGTCCTGGATTCTTGGCTGATAGCCGATCCAGCGAGCAGAGCCGCTCCGGCGGTAGATCCATCGGTTCTGCTGGAGCCAGTCGAAGAGCCGGGCGGGGTTGATCTTGAGGTGCTTCGCTGCGTCGGTTATGCACATCGTGCCGGCCGCACCGCTGAGCCGCTCCAGGGCCTGGACCTTGGGCGCCTGCTCGCTAATGACCAACTGCAGCGCCTGATTCTGCTCGACCTGATCAGCAGCCAGCCTCAGTGCATCCGCCAGATTCGTAGGGACGGCGGGCACACCATGCGCTAGCTGAGACTCCAACTCCTGCCAGCGGTCCACCAGGCGCGCAGTGAATTCCGGGCTGAGCTGCGCAACAACAACGAAGCTGTCGCGCTTGTCGACGAGATAAACACTCACGGGCCGCGCCCCAGCGCCAGCGTGGGAGGTTTCCTCCGACGGAGTAAACCTGATGACCCCCTTCTCGCCGAGGCGCTCGATGGTCCTCTTCACGTTGTCGTGTCGGGACTCGACCAGCGCAGCAATCTCGCGGCTGCTCATCGCCAGGACCGGGCCTTGTTGGATGACTGCAACTTGTGACATATTCGTCTCCGTTGGATGTTCGGCACCGCCTTCCGGTGCCTCCTCAGAAAGCCCGGTTGCAGCCGGGCTTTTTGCTGTCTGCTCTACTGGATGCCTGAACAGGGGTCGCGCCTGTCTAACGCCACAAATTCGGGTTCAGTAAATTTGTGCTTGTCAGTCGGCGGCGCCTTCTACCCTGATTTCCTGGCCCTTAGCCTTCTCATCCATCCATGCGAACGCTTCCGGTCGAGCAATTCGGAGAAACATCATTCGTGCGCGCGGGATGCCGCGCCTTCTCCACTCGCTTACCGACGGCGGCTTCACCTCGCACAGCTCCGCAACGCGGAATGTCCCGCCAAGGGCGTCAATGATTTCGCTGGGCGTCATGCGTTGCTCTCTCTTGGTCTGACATCGCGATATTAGGCATGCCTTTTATTCAGGTCAATAGGAATACCTTAGATGTCCGATGATAGGCTCTCCTAATGCAGACACTTCAAGAACGACTCAAGATCGCAATGGCGGGGCCGCCCAGGGTTTCTCAGGCGGCTCTTGCGCGCGCCTGTCATATCACCGCGCCATCGGTAAATGACTGGATCTCAGGAAAGACAAAAAGCATTGAGGGAGAGAATCTCCTCAATGCTGCGGCATTTCTGAAAGTCAGCCCTCTGTGGCTGGCAACGGGAAAAGGCCCTATGCGCGAGCACGCACCAACAGGCAGAGACAATCCGGAGCAGGCTGGTAGTGCACAAAGCGAGCATGCCAATGTGATCCCAGTGGCTACGCCCCCAAGGAAAAGGAATAAGTACCCAGTGATCAGTTGGGTCAGGGCTGGGGACTGGGCCGAAAGTCCGGACAATTTTCAGCCTGGCGATGCAGATGAATGGCTGGAGTCGGAAGAAAAGGCTGGCCCACATGGATATTGGCTTGTAGTTAACGGCGACTCGATGACGCCACTATTCCCGCAAGGGAGTCGAATATTAATACAACCCGAAGGGTTCGACCTAATCAGCGGAAAATACTACGTTGCGGTTTGCTACGAACCTGGGAAAAAACGCGATACAACGGTGAAACAGTATGTGAGGGATGCTGGGTTCGAGTATCTAAAACCTATCAACCCCGTATACCGAACTCTTGAGGTGAGCGACACGGTTCGAATCATAGGTCGCGTGGTTGACTATAAGCTTCCTGCTGGCGTTTTGTAGGGCGTAAGCCCTATTTCGGCGGGCTTATAGTTTTGGGAAGGGAGGCCGGATGCCTGGCCACCAGTTGCTTTTAAAAGGACCCCGGGGAGGGAGTCATGGAGTTCGAAGAGAAACTAGCCAGCCTGGCCGCAAAGATCCGCCAGCAGAAGTCCGCCATCCAGACTGAAGAGGCGACAAAGAATGCATTTGTCATGCCATTTATACAGTCAGTTTTGGGATACGATGTTTTCAACCCTCTGGAGGTTGTTCCGGAGTTTACCTCGGACATAGGAACCAAGAAGGGAGAGAAGGTAGACTATGCAATACTCAAGGAGGGCGAGATACAAATACTCATAGAGAGCAAGAAGATCGGAGAGCCTCTAAATATAAACCACGCCAGCCAACTATTCCGATACTTCCATGTTACAAATGCCAGGATATCAATCCTAACAAACGGCCAGGTCTATAAATTCTTCACTGACTTGGATGCGCCTAACAAGATGGATGAGAAGCCATTCCTTGAGTTGGATCTTTTGGATATCGACGACCACGCGATCCCAGAGCTTCAAAAGCTTACAAAATCTGCATTTGATGTCGAGTCAATCATAAATGCTGCTGGCGAGCTAAAGTACGTCGGACAAATCAAGCGAGCATTGGCATCTCAGTTCAGCCAGCCCGATGAGGACTTTGTTCGACTGTTCGCCTCTCGGGTGTACGAAGGGATAATTACTCAGAAGGTGCGCGACCAGTTCACCCTGCTCACCAGAAAGGCAGCCTCGCAATTCTTAAGCGATCAAATAAATGAGCGCCTCAAGTCTGCAATTACCGGGAGCTCACAACCAGTCCTCGTGGCGCAACCGCAAGCTGAACATTCGGCACCAGCATCTCAAGGTGAAGAAGAGGAAAAAGACCGAGTGGTGACAACCGCCGAAGAGATCGAGGGCTACACGATAGTCAAAGCCATTGTTCGGTCGGTGGTTGACGTAAAGCGCATCGCAGCTCGTGACACTCAGAGCTACTTTGGAATCCTGCTGGACGACAACAACCGCAAGCCGATCGCTCGCCTTCACTTCAACAGGGCACAAAAGTACATCGGAACGTTCGATTCCGAAAAGAACGAAACCCGCCACCCCATTGAGTCCCTCGATGACATTTTTGCTCACGCTGAAGCGCTAAAGGCGACCGCCTTGTCCTACGATGCTCAGTCATAGGAATCATCCGCGCCCCTAATCCGGGCCTTACAGAAGATCCCGAAGCACCTTCCAGTCGCTGATCCGTCCGTACTCAAGCCCGCCCAGTGCGGGCTTTCTTGTGCCTGATCGCAAAAAATTAGGAATACCTATTGACGAGAAAAGAAGGTTTGCCTAATGTTCGCCTCAACGGCCCAGCAACGCATCGCTGGCCCAGGCCACCGAGCCGACCGCTCTTTAACAACCTGAAGACGAGCCAACGGGCGCCGAGTTGATCCGGCTATTGAGTTCCGTTGGACAGTACGAAATGCGCAATGCGCTCACCACCGGCTACCGGCGTGAGGGTTTGCGAGAAACACCAAGATTTCTCAGATGCGCTTGGAGACAGGCGCATCGAGGAAATCCAACCACCCCGGATAGCCGGGGCATCACCAGCTCCAACCCATTTGCCCATCCGGGCGCCCTATCGCCCAACCCAGGGCAAACCTAAAACGGAGAATCGCGATGGCGAGCAAGAAAAAGGCTGCGTCCGAAGAGGTCGTGACCGCTTACAAGGGGTTCAAGCAAGACCTGACATGCCGCGGCTACCAGTTCGAGATCGGCGGCACCTATAAGCACGAGGGTGAGGTAGAGGCATGCGCTTCGGGCTTCCACTCCTGCGAGTATCCCCTTGATGTCTTCGGCTACTACGCCCCAGGCGACAGCCGATTCGCCATCGTGAAGGCTTCGGGACAACTGAGCCGTCACGACGATGACAGCAAGATCGCCAGCGCCACCCTGGTGGTGGAAGCGGAAATCAGCATGCCGACCATGATCTCGCGAGCAATCGACTGGATCATGGCTCGGTTGGACAACTCGGTTGAGCAGACAGTGGTGGGCGACACCGCCAGCAACACCGGCGACTACTCGGCAGCCAGCAACACCGGCGACTACTCGGCAGCCAGCAACACCGGCTACCAGTCGGCAGCCAGCAACACCGGCTACCAGTCGGCAGCCAGCAACACCGGCAACCGCTCGGCAGCCAGCAACACCGGCAACCGCTCGGCAGCCAGCAACACCGGCGACTACTCGGCAGCCAGCAACACCGGCTACCAGTCGGCAGCCAGCAACACCGGCAACCGCTCGGCAGCCAGCAACACCGGCAACCGCTCGGCAGCCAGCAACACCGGCGACTACTCGGCAGCCAGCAACACCGGCTACCAGTCGGCAGCCAGCAACACCGGCGACTACTCGGCAGCCAGCAACACCGGCTACCAGTCGGCAGCCAGCAACACCGGCAACCGCTCGGCAGCCAGCAACACCGGCAACCGCTCGGCAGCCAGCAACACCGGCGACTACTCGGCAGCCAGCAACACCGGCTACCAGTCGGCAGCCAGCAACACCGGCGACTACTCGGCAGCCAGCAACACCGGCTACCAGTCGGCAGCCAGCAACACCGGCAACCGCTCGGCAGCCAGCAACACCGGCAACCGCTCGGCAGCCAGCAACACCGGCTACCAGTCGGCAGCCAGCAACACCGGCTACCAGTCGGCAGCCAGCAACACCGGCGACTACTCGGCGGCCGAGGTCAGCGGCAAGGAATCCGTCGCCGCATCCCTGGGTATCGAAGGCCGCGCTCGCGCGTCTGCCGGTAGCGCCATCGTTCTCTGCCATCGCGACGACGAGGGGCACCTCATCCATATCCGCGCCAGCAAGGTCGGGGAGAACGGCGTAAAGCCGGACACCTGGTACCAGTTGAGCGCCGAGGGCGAGTTCGTCGAATTCGACGAGTGAGCCGCCACCGAACAGCGAACGAGTCGAGGGGCTAGCGCAGCCAGACCTGACGCATCCGGGGAAGCGCCCGGCGTTCGCTCCATTTGCCCTGATACGGGAAGAGAGGAAGACATGGCCGTACTTGTGATCCTGGATGCGAATCCAAACGAGCCCGAAGGCTGGCGATTTCTGAAAGCCGACGAGTACGACGGAACAGGTCACTGGAACGATAACAGGACTTTCCCCACTACTGATGATGCCGATGCGTGGATTCAAAAGCATGCACGCAACGGCTGGTACGCGCTGATCGTCGGCGAAGACGACGAGTAGGAAGCCGCCCGCGCCTGCCGGGCTCCCCATCGCAGGCCCGATCCACCTGGCTCCCCATCGCCAGGCTGTATCGGAGAGTGGTCTAGGTAGCTCAGCGCGGTAGAGCAGCGAGCGCGAGCGGTCATGAACGCAAACGCTCATCCAATGCAGGTCGCGGGTTCGACTCCCGCCCTAGACCACTCCCCCATACAGCATCACGCAATCACAACAGACGGAGGCCTCATGGCGGCCAAATCGTTCAAGCAGATGATCAAGGACGGCGACCTGAAGCGCGCGGATGCGATGAAGGCGCGCCTCGAAGATCTTCACGAAGAACCCGGCTTCAACCTGCGCGCCGAGGGCGAAGACCTCGAACAGAGCATCGCGGATTTGGCCGACTACCTGCACCAGGGAGGCATCGTTCCTGCCCTCGAAGTGCGCCCCCGCGAAGACGGCGGCATGTGGGTTGTCGACGGGCACCGCCGCCGCCGCGCCTACCTCAAGCTCGACGCCGAGGGCCGGTTGCCACGTGACCCGAACGGCGAGTTCTGGGTGCCCATCGTGGCGTTCGCCGGAAACGACGCCGAGCGCGTGCTTCGAGTGATCACCAGTCAGGAGGGGCGCAAGCTCTCCCCTCTGGAACTCGCACACGGCTACAAACGGCTGATTGCGTTCGGATGGACCGTCGAACAGATCGCCCAGAAGATGGGGAAGACCCGGCAGCACGTCGACCAGGTACTGGTCGTAGGCAACGCGAATACCGATGTGCAGCAGTTGATCAGCTCCGGCGCCGTCGCGGCGACAACCGCGGCGAAGGTCGTCAGAAAGCACGGCGAGAAGGCCGGACAGGTGCTCGGCCAGCAGCTCGCGAAGGTGATCGCGGCGGGAGGGACAAAGGTCACCCCCAAGGCAGTAGCCGAGCCAGTCGTACCGCGCGCCATTCTGGATGACCTGCTCAAGGTCACTACCGATATCGTCGAGGCCTTCCCTACGGCACTCCGTGCCGGCCTGGCCGAAGGGCCGGAATCGATCACCCTCACCACTCGCTCGGCGTGGGTAGGGCGGTTGATGGTTCTCGTCGCTCAGGCGAAAGAGTCCCTCCAGGGGTAACCATGTTCATCCTTCCACTCCTCATCGGCCTGGTGCTCCGGCACCAGCGGCCCGAACCGCTGCGCGTGCTTGATAGCGCCAGCGCCGATCCTGACCTTGGCGCCTCGGCGCCAGCAGGCCGAGAACGATGTACCAGCGGGGCGTCCGGAGTTCGGGTTCCAGGCGTCCCGCCAAGAATGCTTCAAACCATAAGGCGGTTTGTAAGTAGGTGCGGGGCGGTGGGCGCCCCGCATCACCCCTCTCTCGACTCCATGCGCCAGCACTCCACGCAATGCCGAGTGCTGACCCATGCAGCCAAGGAATCAATCATGCACGCAACCATCAACTGCGGCGGATGGATCGGCCGCACCGGCCTTGGTCTCGCGCCGAGAGAACTCGAAGCCACGGCATGGAGCGCCAGCGAACTGACCGCCAAGGAAGTCGCCCGCCGCATGGGCATCGCCCCGGGGACCGTCGAAAAGCGCCTCGACGACGCGAAGTTCAAGCTCGGCGTGCGCAGCGTGCGCGGGCTCGTCCTCGAAGCGTTCCGCAGGGGAATCATCTCGCCGGCCGTCTTCGTTCTCGCCTTCCTCGTCGCCGGCCACCCGCTGATCGATGACGACCACATGAACCGGAATCGCCGGCCAAGCAACGAGCGGCGGCTCACCGAAGCTCGCACCGTGCGGCGCCTCGAAGAAATCACCATCAACGCGTAGGAGAACCACAATGCTGACGTATCAGGAACAAACCGAAGTTCTCACCGGCCTGCTCTCCCAGACCGCCCTCGCTCGGATGGCGTTCGCTCAGCGACTCATGGCTCCGGCCGAGATCGAGCCCTACCGCGTAATTCCGCAGGGTCGCGGCTTCTTCCACATCGTCGAGACGGCCACCGGCCGGGTGCGCGGGTTCCGCCGAAGCCACAACGAGGCATGCGCATACGCCGAGCGGTTGAAGCACCAGCAGGCCGACAAGTGACCAGGCGCCGAGCAATTCGAACCGGCGGCATCGGCGCAGCGCTGGGTTTCATCGTGCTTGTGTTCATGCTCCCCGCTGCAGTCCGGCAGCAGCCGCCCAAGAACCCGCCTGCCGCAGCGGCGCCACCAGTTCAGGAGGCGAAGCCGCGAACGGTCTCCTACCGCGCCAGCGCCAGCCACCAACACTCCTACATCTTCTGACCGGAGATACCCCATGGAACTACTCGCCAGGGCAAAGGCCCACTACCTCGCCGCCGTGTCGCTGTTCATGGCGCATAACGATATCCGCTACTACCTCAACGGTATCAGCATCGAGCCGGCGTCTCAGGGAGGCGTTCTACTGATCGCAACGAACGGCCACCACATCGGCGTCATGCACGACGCTGACTGTTGGGCCAGCAGTAAGATCATCATCAGCCCGAGCACGGCACTCGTCGCCGGCATGAAGAAGCGCAACGCTGGTACGGCGTTCATCTACGAACGCGCTGGGGTGATCTCCGATTCCGACTGGCCCGTTCCCGATGATGTGAAACAGTTTGCGCCGTTCGATCCCGGCACCCTGATCAGCGCGCAGCTCGAACTGGTGGATGCCAAGTACCCGGACTGGCGCCGTCCGATCCCGGCCCAAGGGATGGGATCGCCGATCACCGCGGTAGATCCTGCGTACCTGGGAACGTTCGAGAAGGTCGTGAGGATATTCAACCGGGGCAGCGCACCGAACCTGGTACTGCGCCAGGCCGATCCGAACTCTCTGATCCGCTGCACGTTCCCTGACCACGAGCACCTGAAGAACTTCTTCGCCGGGGTGATGCCGCGGCGCGCCGATCACGAAGAACGATACGACGGCCTGCCCGACTTCCTGGGTCTCAAGGCGAAGAAGGTGGCCTGATGGCCAAGACCAACGCCCAGCGCCAGCGGGAGAAGCGCCAGCGCCAGCGAGAGGCCGGAATACCCGAGCGCAAGCTTCCATCCCCGCCGGCGATCGACGCCGCTTTCGAACGGCTACAAGCGGTCGGCGATTTCGAGGACTGGCGAGAAGCGTTCTCGACGCTGCTCCTCAACGCCGCCGGCCTACCCGATGCCGATCTCCTGCCTCTCCTCGTAGTGTCGCGACACGAATACACGCCCAGCGAAAACGTGTCGCGGCAACTACTCGCCGCCGGACTCTCCGTCGCCGACGACGAACAGTAACCCACCACCAGATCACCGACGCTAGCCCCAGGCCGGCGCGGCTCCACTCGTCCTGAGGATTACCACATGAGCACTTTTGCCGTGTTCGGCATGACGCGAGACGTAGCGCTCGCCATGGCCAAGAAAGAAGTGAAGTCGGTACGCAAGACCCCGCTCGGGGATGAGCATGTTCCGATGAGTGAATGGCTCGCCGCAGTCGAGCGGAAGGCCGACAACATCATGACCGGAACCAAGGTCGTCCAGTTGAGCCAACTCCTGGATACGCCGGACTTCTGCCATCAGTTCATCGAACTCGCGCGGAAGACGCTGGAATGCCGAGACATGCAGATCCGCTCCAGGGTCCAGCTTTGGAATGACGACGGCACGCCAGTCCTGACCAAGAAGCGCAAGCACAAGGTCGAGTGGCAGCAGTTCGGCCACCAGCCAGGGAGAGCAGCAGCATGATGCGCCGCGTCTATCTGTCCGGCCCCATGACCGGCATCCCCGACTTCAACTACCCCGCGTTCAACGCCGAGGAGCGGCGGATCAGAGCCCTCGGCTATATCGTCGAGAACCCAGCCAGCAACATGGTCTACCGCGGATCGCCGTGGGAGACGTTCATGCGCGACGGGATCAAGCGGCTCATGGACTGCGACATCCTCGCGTTGCTGCCGGGCTGGGAGCGGTCTCGAGGGGCGAACATCGAACGCAACCTTGCTATCACCCTCGGCATGCACGTCGTCGACGCCGAGGCACTCCCTGCGCCCGACTTCGTCTGCAAGTGCCGCGCAATTCAATTCACCTGCTGCTCGGTACCGAGCGACAACGATCCGTTCGTGTGCCGCCGCCTGGCAGGCATGCCGGCGTACCTCTCCCCAGAAGACCGGCTCGCAACCGCACGGCAAGCCCTCGAACAGATCGCCGCACTCACCGACGTCTCTACCGGCGGTATCGGTATGGACGTGCTCCAGATCGCCACGCAAGCCATTTCCACGTGCTGTCCTCCTGAGGAAACGCCATGTCAGGCGCCTGCTACAACGAATTCGACCCATATGCCGCTCAGTGGCTTCGAAACCTGATCGCCGCCGGCCACATAGCACCTGGCGACGTAGACGAACGCTCGATCGAGGATGTTCACCCAGATGACCTCAAGCACTACACACAATGCCACTTCTTCGCGGGAATCGGCGTCTGGTCGCTCGCCCTTCGCCGCGCCGGCTGGCCAGATGATCGACCTGTTTGGACCGGTTCCTGTCCTTGCCAACCTTTCTCCTCGGCAGGCGAAGGAGCTGGGTTTGATGACCCGCGTCATCTCTGGCCACATTTTGCCTGGCTCATCCGCCAGCGCCGCCCTGGAGAAGTCCTTGGTGAGCAGGTTGCAAGCAAGGACGCGGAGCCTTGGCTCGACCTTGTACAAGCTGACCTGGAAGCCATGGAATATGCCTTCGGGGCTATCGCGTTTCCGTCTGCGGGCATCGGTGCTCCGCACATCCGTGACCGGACGTACTGGGTGGCCAACTCCGACGGCAGCGCTGGCCGACAAGGGCGTCAGAACCTTCGAGGGCGGCCTTCTGGAGGCCATGCGAAACCACGGTCCGGACCTTGCAGCAGTATCGTGCTTGACGGGATGGCCCAGTCCAACAGCATGCGACTCGAACAGGAGTCCTTCACAGGAATTCAAAACACCGAACATCACGCTGAATCATGCTGCGGTACTGGCAGCCTGGCCAACCCCGAATGCGGGAACACCGCAGAGCCTACGGGGAAATGGCCAGGACCCAGAAATCCGCAAGGCGCAGGGGCATCAGATCAATCTCAAGGATGCAGTGCGCTATCTGATCCACGACCAGCCGGCCCGGTTAACGGTTTCTGGTCAGATGCTGACTGGCTCTTCTGCCGGGATGGAAAGTGGCGGCCAGTTGAACCCGGCACATTCCCGCTGGCTGATGGGACTTCCTCCCGAGTGGGACGCCTGCGCGCCTACGGAAACGCCATCAATGCTGAAGCGGCGACGCAGTTCATAGCCGCATACCTCGACGCTACCTCATAGCGAGGAACCCCATGGAATCCCTCAACCTGACCGCGCTGTTCCTGGACGGCGAGGATGGCCAGCGCATGGCCGAGGTCAACGGCCTCCCACGCCTCGGCGCCCTGCTCTCCTCCGCACAACTGCGCCAGCTCGCGCGACAACTGAACGAGATCGCAAACGACGCAGACCAGGGCGCCAGCGGTGAGCACTGCTACACGGCACCACCTTACGGAGCCTGCCCATCATGCCCTTCGACGAAAGCCCCGCAGTCCGCCGCATAAACGCCCTCTGCTCCCCCGCGCCAGCCCGATATATCCATCTCCCAACAGGCATTCACTGGGTCGTCATCGACAGCTTGGGTGAGGTCATTCAACTCGAAAACATCGAGCGACGGCGCCGACTGATAACCGTTTCTGACCTCGAAACCGAGGCCTGGAGAAAGCTCCCATGACCAAAGCAAATGAATGCACCTGCCCTTCCGGCGACGGCTCCCTCCGCCATCCCTGCCCGGCACACCCGGCGTCGGTAGAGCTGGCGGGCGTAGCTGCCAACCTGACCTTCATCAACGGAAGGCCCGCTATGTGCGGGTGCCAAGTGGAATACAGCAGCGGTGGAGGCGAGTACTCCGACGTGATCTACGTGACGCTGTGTGCCAAGCACTCTGGCAGCGCGATTCTGGACCTGGTGGCGACCAACCGAATCGCTCTGACGCCGGAGTACGAAGGCCAGTGGCACGCGGACCTCTACCTGGATCGGGAGATTCCTCTTGCGAAGGCCGAGGGCGCGACTCCGGCCGAGGCGGTGCTTGCCCTCATGTCGGCAGAGCGCATCGATCCCGAACAGGAATCGGTAGAGCAGGCAGGCGGGGATGAGCGCGTGATTGGCTGGCGTGAACGAATTCTGGCGGCGCATCCCAACAGCGATCCTGGCTTCTGGCCGGACGCACTACTGGTTGAGCACATGGCGGCAGAGATTGCAGACCTGCGAGCCGCCCTGGCGCAACCCTCCCCGGCACAGGCCGAGCAGGCAGAGGCAGAGGCGGAGCGGCCGGAGGTGTTCGGGCTTGAGCGATACCGCGTAGAAAGAACTGGGCAGGGGTTCTGGCCATACTGCGTGCGTGCGGGGGATGGAACGCGTGAACTCTTCGTCGGCCACCTGAAGCAGTGCAAGCGGGTAGCGGCCCAATTGGCTACTGCGTTTGAAGATGGGAAGTTTGTCGCCGGGGCGCTGCGGGCGGAACTGGAAACTGAGCGCATGCGACTGGCTGGCTGCGGTGTTGCTGCGCTTGGCTACTTTGACGGCTGTGCCGATGCGTACAAGAGCGCGTCGCTGTCCGATGTACTGCGGCTCCGCGCTGACTGCGACGCCGCCCTGGCAAGGGTCGCGAAGCTGGAGCTGAAACTGGACCAGTCCGACTACTCCTATGACAACGACCGCCACCACATGCGCGGCATGGCGAAACAGGCGGCAGAAGCTATCCAGGTTTTTACCGGGCATGACAGTGGCGCCAATCTGGCTCACCGCTATGGCGATAAGTGGTGGGAGCACCTGGATGAGCTGCGCGATGCGCTACTGGCCTTCGCGAAGAACGCCCCACCAGCCCAGGCTCAGCACAGCGTGCCGGAGGGGTGGAAACTTGTGCCATCGGACAAAGGTTGCGTCACCAGTTCGATGAAAGCTGAGTGCATCGGAGAGTTCTCGTTTTACATCCGTGCAGCTTGCGCCGAGTGCCTTGATGTTGGCACCGATAGCGATTGCCATGTCTGCGGTGGTGATATCGAGTACGACCAAAAAATCGACGTGCCGTGGGATACCTGCAAGGAGATCTACAAGACCATGCTCGCCGCCGCGCCCGGCAAGGCTCAGCACAGCGTTCCGGAGGTGTCAGGGATCGGACGAGACTTCGCCTATCCGCGCTCCGTAGTTCTGTACCTGCGCACAGAGCCGACCGACGACGACCTGCGAGCCATCCATGATGGTCTGCGATCTCTCGCCGCCGCGCCCGGCAAGGAGGGGGTGTGATGCAACTGCTATGCGACGAGCTTCGTACGGCACGGAAGCACTATCAATGCGATGCCTATTACTGGTTCGACCGTGCCGGCTTCGGACGGCAGGACGTCGATGCAGACGACTGGCTGATCGTTGAGGCCGTTCGATCCGACCGAGGGAAGATCCTTCCGAGCACAAAGTACATCTATCAGGTGCGCGTCGATGGCGGGGAGTTCTGGATTTTCCGCGCGCGCCCGGAAATGGACGCCATCTGCCGCAAATACGACCTGTATCCGGAGGACTGATCCATGAGTGAGGTGAAGAAGATCAGCCCGGTTGGAAATATCTATGGCTGGGAAGAAAGCCAATTCGGGGAGTTCGTCCTTAGCCAGGACTACGACGACCTCGCCGAAGAGGCCCAGGCGCTCAGGGAGGAAGTCGCACGCGCTGAGCAGCACCGCAACGATCAGGCTGACTTGATTGTGTCGCTACGCACCGAAGTCGCAGCACTGCGAATGGCGAGAGACGATTTCAAACTCGAACGAGACCTCGCTCGAAAAAACTTCTGCGACGAGCAGGCAGCGAATTATCAGTTGCAAGCGCACTTGAAAGCCTGCCTCGGCGAACTATCGGAACTGCGCGCAAGGGTGGTGGTTGTGCCGGAGCGCCTGACGAACGGCGACAGTATCAGCAGGATGTTGCGCGAAATCGGTTGCGACGGTGACGTCAGTTACCACCATGCGCGCGAAATTTGGAACGCCTGCATCGACGAACTGTCGCGCATCAACGGCAAGACGGTCAGCGAGGGGCTTTTGCTGGGTATGGCCGCATTCGCGCAGGAGATCATCAGCGGAGCACTGGAGGGCGGCAGCTTCGATGGGGCAGACATCCAGGAAAGTGCAGAACGCCATGGGTTGATCGCCAAGCAGGTGATGAACGAGCCATGCCGCGGCCCAGAAGAGTACTGCGCATGCGCCTGGTCTACCTCGTTCCCGGCTGAATGCTACCGGATAACGGCAGAGCTTCGCGCCCTGCTCAACCAGGGCAAGGAGAACGGCGACCATGCTGCATGAGCCGGAGGAGTACCGATTGTTCAGTCTATGGATGCTCGTCTTCATGGCCATCGGCTGGTTCGGTGGCTGGATACACGCCCATTACACCGTCGCCGAAGAATGCCGGAAGCTCGGCAAGTTCTACGTCGGCAAGACCGTTTTCGAGTGCAAGTCGATCACCGAGGAAGACAAGGAGAACGGCAATGGCTGAAGAACTGAAACCGTGTCCGTTCTGCGGATGTTCGATGCGCCTGGTGAGCAACCACGACTGGCACCGGATCGTAGGCGATCACTCAGCCGAGTGCGTGTTCCTCGACAGCGAAACCATGATGGTCCCAGACATAGAAGATCAGCGTGAAATCGCCATCGCTGACTGGAACGCCCGAGCCGTCCCCGCAGGCCATGTGGTGGTCAGCGAGGATCTGCTGCGACGCATAGAGCGGGAGTGCCGGCGAGAGTCCGATTGGAACTGCGAAAACGTTCCGGCAGGAACGAAAGCAGCCACGACACGCGCAAAGAAGATGCTTGAAATTGCGAACGACCTGCGCGACCTGCTGGGCGAGCAGGAGGAGGGTAACGATGTCAGCAATCATCAGTGAATGCGGCCGGTATCGGTACCGGCTGGAGCGAGATTGCTGCCCGCCTTTTGAGGGGAGCAAGGTGTACGCATATTTTGGGGTCAACCCAAGCACCGCGGACGCCAGCATCGACGATGCAACGGTACGCAAGTGGCGCGGCTTCACTCTGCGCAACGGAGGTCACCGGTTCATCGTCGGCAATGTGTTCTGCTACCGTGCCACTGACGTGAAAGAGCTCCGCAGGCAGGATGATCCGTTTGGCCCGCTGAGCACGGAACACTTCCGCGCCATCGTCGCAGACGCCGACATTCTGGTTCCATGCTGGGGGAGCCTCTCAAAAATGCCACGTGATCTGCGGGGCGCACCTCCCCAGCTCCTTCAATGGCTGATCCGATCTGGAAAGCCAGTCATGTGCTTCGGAGTAACAAGCTGCGGACAACCCAAGCACCCCCTCATGCTTGGATACGACACACCCCTGACCGCGTGGCCGTCATAGCCACCCATCGCCAACCACTGTACGCATATACAGCAATTCGGATAATGGGCTACCCACTACCCGGATTGCATATGCGCACGAAACCCTTCCGCCCGCCTCAGCGGCATGAGATCGCCGGCCTTCGCTACTACCGCACTGCCTCGGCCTACAACTGGCTCGGCATCACCATGGCGCACCCGACCCGCGCAATCCAGTTGCTGCTCGAGCAGTGCGAGCCAGGCGTGCTCTCGCCGATGTTCGAGATTGAGATCGACGCGATCCTGCGCCAGGCCGACGAGTACGCGAAAACCGGCCAGGTGCTCGAGCGCGAGCAACTGCGCGAAATGCTCATGCACCTGGTCTCGAAAGCCGCGGGCGACTGATCCGGAGCCCCAATGAAGAAAGCTCTCTCCCGCATGGCGGCAGTAGCCGTCATCGGCGCCAGCCTGGTCGCGCTACACGCAGTGATCGAACTCGCGCCAGCATTCGCAGCCCTGCAATGGGGCTGCTCGTTCTAGTTCGCCGGCAGCCGAATAGGCTGCCAGTCCCCGAAAACCATTTTCCCGACCAGCGCCAGCAGGGCGGGGAGGTATTGTCCAATGAAACTCGTAACCCTAGAAGAATGGGCGGCTGAGCACTTCAGGACGCCGCCGAGTATCAACACCCTCCGCAGGTGGGCAAGGGATGGCTGTATTATCCCTGCACCCGTAAAGCATGGTCGAAGCTACTACGTGAGCCCGGATGCGGAGTACAGCAGTCAAGAGCCCGCCAAACGCTCCGCACCTGGCGACAGTCTGATATCCCGCATTAAGAGCGCACGCCATGGCACCAAGGCCGCGTAAAGAGGGGTCAAAAGACCTCCCCCCAAACCTTTACAAGAAGACGGATTCTCGGTCAGGCGTAACCTATTACGCCTATCGAGATCTAGTAAGCGGCCGGATGTTCGGCCTGGGCAAGGACAAGGCTCGCGCGATTCGGGAAGCGATCGAAGCAAACCACACGGATGCGCTTCAGCCGACTATCGCCGACAGGCTCAATTCTGAGCCATCACGTCCGCCGCGGCTATTTGACGACTGGCTCATCGAGTACGAAAAGATCTACGCCGAGCGCGGCCTGGCGGCGGCCAGTGTCCGTAATACTCGGATGCGCCTGAAACGGCTGCGCGCCAGGTTCGGAACGATGGACATCCGGGATATCGGGACCATTGATGTGGCCGGCTACTTCTCGGAGATGGCGAAGGAAGGGAAGGCACAAATGGCCCGAGCCATGCGATCCCTTCTGCGGGATGTTTTCATGGAGTCGATGGCGGCCGGATGGACTGACAAAAACCCGGTGGAGGTGACGAAGGCGGCGCGGGTGAAAATCAAGCGCGAGCGCCTGACCCTGGAGACATGGCGTCTGATCTATGCCGAGGCGAAACAGCCCTGGTTGAAAAGAGCCATGGAACTGGCGGTTATTACCGGCCAGAGGCGGGAGGATCTTGCAGCAATGCAGTTCAAGGACGAGCAGGACGGATACCTGCAGGTTGTTCAGTCGAAGACGGGCATGCGCCTTCGTATAAGCACGTCGATTGGTCTGGCTGTCCTTGGTCTCGATCTGGCCTCAGTGATCAAATCATGCCGAGGGAGGGTTCTTTCCCGCTACATGATCCATCATCACCGCACGATCAGTCGTGCCAAGGCTGGGCAGCCGATTATGCTGGACACCATAAGCGCCGCGTTCGCTGATGCGAGGGACAGGGCGGCGAAAAAACATGGACTCGATTTCGGCGCCAGCCCGCCAAGCTTCCATGAGATGCGTTCCCTGGCTGCCAGGCTTCATGAAGAAGAAGGGCGCGATGCGCAACGGCTGCTCGGCCACCGCTCCGCGAAGATGACGGATCTCTACCGGGACAGTCGGGGCGCCGAATGGATCGACGTGGCATAA